TTGCTAATGTCCATAGTTGTTTAACTTTTTCCATGTTTCCTCCTAATGTATTTCACCCCAGTTATTTCCTGCTTCATAGTCTACCTTATTAGGTATTGCAAGTTCAACTGCTGATTCCATTACTTCAACAATGTGTTTAGCCTCTTTATCATCTTTTACAGAAATGTCCAGTTCATCATGAATCTGAATATGAGGAATAATTCCTTCTTTGTATAGTTCCAACATACATTTCTTAGTCATATCTGCTGCTGATCCTTGTATTAATTTATTCAGAGATTTGTAAGTGAATGCTCTTTTAATACCTGGACCATGTTCAAGTACAGCTTGTTCATGAGGGAGAGCTTTATGAATTCCAAAATAATTTGGTTCCCATAAATGAAACCGGCAAAGTCTCCCTAGTAGAGTTCTAATTTGTCCACGTTGTTGTGCGCGTTGAGATACAGAATTCATTAATTGTTTAACGAAAGGAACTTTTGAATGATAAGTTGCAAAAAGATTTTCAGCTTTTTCTTTGCTGACTCCCAATTCCGCTTGAAGTTTAGCTTTTCCCATTCCATAAAATAATCCAAGATTAATTACTTTAGCTTGTGTTCTAGGAATTTGTGCCATGTCCGCTACAATTTTATGAAAATCAGCGTTGCCTTCTTTATAAGCGTCCACGACAGTGAAGGCCGAAGGCAACTGCTGAAGAGATGCATAATGTACAACCAGTCTCGGTTCTTGTTGATTGTAATCAAAGCACCCCCACATACAACCATCCTCAGGGATGAATAGGGATCGAATCATTGGCCCAAGGTCTTTGTTGCGCGCGGGAATTTGTTGTAAATTTGGATTAGAATAAGAAAATCTTCCAGTAACGGTACCTCCTTGGTCAGATCTTATTTGATTAATATCTGCATGAATTCTGCCTTTATGTTCATGTTTAATAATAGTATCTATGAAAGTTGTATGTGCCTTGTTTATTTCTCTAGTCTTTGCTATTTTCTTAACTAAAGGATGGCTATGAGAGGAAAGAAAGTTTTTTGTAAATGAAGGTGCCTGTGTTTTCTTTGTTCGGTCGTAAGGTAATTTCAGTTTGTCAAAAACTGTTGCAATGGATCGTGCAGCCCATATTTGAGCATCTATTTGTGTTTCTTTTTTTATTTCTAGCAGCAATGTTTTTTCTTCTGCAAGTAATTTTTTTTTTAATACGTGAGCTTTTTCAACGTCCACTCGGACGCCCTTAAATTTCATATCTACCAAACAAGGAAATAAATCTGACTCAAGTTCAAAAATAGATTCTAGATCCTGGTTGCTTAATTCTCGTTTCAATTTTTTCCATAACTGATACGTGACTTCAGCGTCTCGTTCTGCATAAGATCCGACGTACATGGCTGGTAGTTTCCACATATCGGCTTTAGGATCTATTCCCCATTCTTTAGCTCCTGCAATTAAAGCAGCTTCATCTTTTCCAAAGCCAATATACTCTCGACCTAAACTATTTAAATCATAACGCATTCTATTTTCATTGATTAAAGACGCGGCAATCATGGTGTCAACAATGTCTCCTTTTATTTCTATTCCCATTGCCCGAATCCAACAGACATCGTACATTGCATTATGAAAAATTTTAAGAGAAGAAGATTTACAAAGGTCTCTAAGCCATTGAATTACCTTGGTTTTTTCGAGGTTTCCTCCTCCTTCATGATCAAAAGGAAAGTAACCTTTATAATCTTCAGTTGCGACAGCGATGCCTACGACTTTTCCATTTCCAATAACGGATCCGGATCCTCTTGTTTTTAAATCAGGATCTGAAGTTTCTAAATCAATAGCAACTTCTTGACGGTTGGTTAGGTCTGGAAATTTTTCTGGTTTAACCCATTCGGTTTGAGGTTGGAATAAAGGGATTTGCATTAAGAATAATCTCTTTCAATAATCATATCAATATAATGTTTCGCTTTTTCTAGATCTTGAATTTCTCCTTTAGATGCATGTCTGCAAATATATTTAATAGCATTACCTTCTGCAAAAAGCAACTTGTTCTCATTAATAAACGCACTTGGTTGGATTTTCATATCCTTGTAATGAGATCCTCCTATTTGTTTTTTGTAAGGATTCATATTTTAAATTCCTTGCTTCGATCTTTGCATCGAATTAAAAATAAATTTTTGCTGCATCGCGTGAGACCGACGTACCAGACTCTTTGTTCTTCATCTTGTTTCATAATAGTTTTCGTTGCTCCTTTTATAGTGTTACGGGTTTGATTTTGGAGAATAATAACATTGGTTGCTTCTCCTCCTTTCGAACCATGAAGAGTAAGAATTTTAATTCTTGGTTTAAGACGCAAATCTTCTCCATTACTTCTCATAGTTCGAACATAGGTTTTTGTATGAGGTGCGACAGAGGTAAAAGCGTCGTACCAATGTAAATATGGATCTAATTTATATTCTTTTTTTAAATCAGTTAATTCAAATAATTTATCTTCGGTCTCTTTTAATTTTTTACCAAAACGTTCTAAAAGTCTTTGAACCTCTATAGTATTTAGTTTTTTACCTTTTTTCCATGCTTCCCAGTTTAAAATATCTCGATAAAGAGATTCATTCATACTTCTCCCATCTTTAGTTTCAAAATAAACTCCACGTCTTCTTAGGTCTTTAAGAATAGGTTTTAATAAATCATTAGTTCGGGCTAAGATATACCAATCTCCTTTTGAAAGATTGATTGGATCAATAGAAAAAAATATTTTTATATTTCCTTCTTCAGACGTTGGAGTATTCCAAGGTTTTTCTAGTCTTCCCAATTTAATATTATCTAATCGCAGAAGAGCTCGTTGATGTATTATTTTAGGTACTCGTCTGGATTGTTTAAGAGGAATTTCAATAGCATCAAATTTAATAAAAGAATCAACATCAGCACCAGCCCATCCAAAGATAGCTTGGTCATCATCACCTGCAATATAAATATCTTTTGTGTGTGATTGTAAAGCCTTAATCATTTTCCATTGTAAAAGAGAAAGATCTTGAGCTTCATCAATAAAGATAACATCAAACTCAGGGACTTTAGCATCAGGTAATTGGATCTGATCTATAAATCGATTGAGCATGTCATTGTAATCAATGAGTTCGTAAGTGTTTTTGTAGTCTTCAATATGTTTAGCTACAACTTGAAGTTTGTCTCTTTCAATTTTTCCAAGATGTTCATTACGATCTAGTTGATCTAGTATGCTAATATTTCTAACACTGGCTAAATTGATTAAGCTTAGGTATTCACTGTTTGAAGTGAAGATTCCATTAAATTCATTTTTTTCGTAGGTGGCATATTTAATTCTTAATCCACATTCTTCTCCTATGATTTTATAATGTTCTTCTTGCATTACATTTTCTTCTTGAAGTCCTAGATATTTGAATGCAAACGAATGAAGAGTTCTAAAATGTTTTATATCTTTTTTACTTAAATTAGGGAAAGCTTCTAGAAACCTGTCCCTAGCTTCATAGGCCGCTTTACGTGTAAAAGCAAAATAACCTATACGATCGAGAGAAGTGCCGGCTTCTTTATACTCCATCACTTTGTCTAATAGAGTTTGTGTTTTACCTGTGCCTGGAGGACCTACGACTTTATAATTCATTAATAGTTAGGCTCCTTTCGTTCAGGTTTTTTATACTCAATCTGGTCAACTTTCATTTGTTTAAGACGCCAAACTTTTTGAGTTTTATTATTTATATTGTAAGAAACATCATCTTCGGCTCCTAGTTCTTGTTTCATAATAATTCCGGTATCTCGAGCATCTAGTTTCCATTTGGTAGGTAAGGTTTCAAAGAAAGAAGAAAAAATAAAATGGTGAAATCCTCCTTCAGTCCAACAGAGTCCTCCTCTAATATCACTTTTTGTTTTAGCTTGAGTTGAATTAACACAGTAGGTGTAAAGATGTTGGTACAATTGATCTTTAATATCGGTCCCTGCGGCAGGATAAATAGTGACACAATTTTTTGACACTTGATTAAGAAAGGCTCGAAATTGTTTTGGAGATAAAGGATCAGGATAAAAATCGGCTTGTAACCAAATTAAATCTAGAAGAAATCTTTGAGTTGTAAAGATTCCAGGATTGGATGCTTCACATTGAACTGGTTTTCCATCTGGTTTTTCCACCATGAATCGAAGTCGCGGCGTAGTACTCATAATCTTTTGTAAACCGGAAATAAGAGGAAAAATAGAATTGACGTCTGATTTAATTCCGAATTTTCTTTTAACGCAAATATGTCTTAAACATACAGGTTCCAAAATTTCATCAGTACACGTATGTCCCGCAGTATCTTTGTCCCAAGCTTTGATTTTGTCATTAATTTTTTTAAGAGGCCACGGATCTGAAAAATATTTATTGGCTTCATTAACTTTATCGGGCCATTGGTCTTTATATTTTTTCTTGGCGAACACCATGTAATTAAACATAAACCGATCTCTACCATCTCCTAATTTAGTTTTAGACAGTCGTTGCAGACAACAAGGTCCATCTTCAAATTCAGGGTCTCCTCCTTTTAAAACTTCTTCTTCACATCGTGTGATGAGTTTTTCTAATTCTTCAGGATCGAATTGAGATTCTTTGGCTATTTTAATAAATTGTTCTAGAGATAAAGGCTTATTGTTTTTGTCAAGAGCATAACGAGTTGTTTCTTTTTCCTTTTGATAAGGAAGATTAATAAAATTTCCTGATATATTTCCGTGTTCATCAGGTTCCAGTTCAACTTGTTTAGGATAAATTTCAGTGGTTCTTTTTAGTTCAAGAGGTAAAAGTAAAGAAGCTAATGAATCTCGCATAGTTTGAGCGTCGATGGCTGCTTTCAAAAATAAATAAAGATGTAATC